ATTGCAGAATCAGTGGCAAGGACATGCCCCCTTTCCTTATGAGTGGCTGGCTGCCATTGGGTATGCTTATAGGCTCATCCGGCTCGTGGACGGGGGCGGGTGCAGTGTTTGAAGCAAACGGCGTATTGGGACACGTAGGATCAAGCGTCTTTCCAAACCGCATTAATGCCTCATTCAAAACCGTATCATTACCTTTGCGTTGCTGCTCAAACCCGTCGAGCAATCGGTTGAGATGTGAAAGGGATAAAGGTTTTCCCATAAATGCCAGTATGATCTGCAAATGTGTGAGGTTCTCTGTGGCATAACCCGCTGAAATCAATCCGTTACGCACATGATCAATAAAGATAGGTAAGGCTGTAATAAAGCGATAACTATCGTTGTCTTTGAAAATGGGATCATCGGAATTTTTAATAAAAAGCGCAACCATGCGCTCCCATGTAGCATGCGGCAATGCCATGCCCTTTATTACTTCATTGATGATGTGATCGTTGTGGTCCATGCCACGTTGTAGCACGCCCGTATGACTATTTGATGACGGCCACCGGATTTCTTCAATTCTTCATTTTTCTTCAACCTTTTTGCTTAGAGGACTTTTTTCTATGAGTATCCAAGAACTGACCGACCGTATGCATAGCATTGGCCATGCATGGGAACAATTCAAGCACGTCAATGATGCGCGCTTAGGCGAATTGGAGCGTAAAGGCCATGCCGATCCGCTTTATCTTGAGCATCTGAGTAAAATTTCGCAAACGCTCGATAATCAGAAATCACGGCTTGACCGGATTGAAACCGCCAATGCACGCCCTGCCAGCGCATCCGGCCCGTATGTGGGTGAAGTGGCGGGCGAGTATAAACAGGCTTTTGTCAATTACCTTCGCAAAGGCATGGATGCTGGTTTGGAAGCGATTCAAAGCAAGGCGCTGAGTGTGGGCACCGATGCGGATGGCGGGTATTTAGTGACATCGGCGATTTCGGAATCGGTGGTGCGTATCATTCATGAAACCTCGCCGATGCGGGCGCTGGCCAGCATTGAAACCATTTCCACCGATTCGCTTGATGTGATTGAGGATACGCAATTGCCCGGTGCTGCTTGGGTGAGTGAAACCGGTGCACGCTCGGATACCACGACCCATCAGATCCATCGCAACAGCATCGACACGCATGAAATGTATGCGCAGCCAAAGGCCACGCAAAAGCTGATCGATGATGCCAGCATTGATGTGGAGGCCTGGCTGGCCGAAAAAGTGGCGGAGAAATTCGCAACACTGGAAGCCACGGCTTTTATTTCCGGTGATGGCGACGGCAAGCCGAAAGGAATACTGGCCTATGCCGCCGGCACGGCATTTGGTCAGATTCAGCAGCTGGATTCGGGCAGTGATGGCGTGGTGACATCAGATAGCCTGATTCGCTTATATTACGCGTTGAAAGATGAATATGCTAAAAATGCGACATTCCTCATGAACCGTGCGGTGATTCAATCGGTGCGCTTGCTGAAAGAGTCCACCACCGACCAATATTTATGGCAACCGGGCCTGATTGCGGGCACGCCGGATACCTTGCTGGGGGTGCCGGTTAAAGCGGCAGCCGATATGCCGGTTGCAGCAGCCGATAGCCTGTCGGTGGCAATTGGTGATTTCAAACGCGGTTACAAGATCGTGGATCGCGTGGGGATTCGGGTTTTGCGTGATCCGTTTACCGATAAACCCTATGTGAAATTCTACACCACCAAACGCGTAGGCGGTGAGGTCATCAATTCGGAAGCGATTAAGCTGCTGAAACTGGCTGAGTAAATCTGCTTTCTGCCCCTTCTGGTTTTGGCTGGAGGGGGCAGTTTGTAGGCGAAGGGAATTGAAATAACGTCACAAAACCGTCACATAGATATGTTAGAAACAGTGAGATTGAGCTATATGGGGCTTTTGCGCCACAGTTTGCACCGCAACATAGGGGGCGAAAACCCGCAATCTGTGGATAACTTGACCCTATAGACGGCTTAAGCTAAGGTTTACACTTGAATGACTAACTGTTTGAGAGATTTTTTGTGGCTGAATTAACCCGTTCGGAACGCATGTTAGCTGAGAAAACCGTCTGCGTATTATTGGTGCGCGGCGAAGACCCTGAAGGCGGGCCGATTTTTGCCTATGTGGCGGTACGCGCCGATAAGCTTGAAGAATTCATGGAAGCGCAAAAAAGCGGCATGTTTTATCCCGAAGATTATGGCGTGATCGTGGAATCGGGGCAGGGCGAGCCCTCAGACGAGGTCAAAGAACGCATGGAGCGTGATTATGGCTTCAACCATGCGGCCATGGTGGATATCCCTGATGCAACAGGCGCATCCAAGCTGCAATCGGATATTGTCAAAGCGGACCCCAAACATCCGGATAATCAGTAAAGACTGCATTTCTTCATCTAATCGTCACATTCAGCGTACTGCGCATCGTTTATACTTATAAAACGGTGGAATAGTCTATTCACCGCAATGTATGGAGCGTGATGGAGCCGACCCAAACAGCATTGGCAGAAACAGTGAATGATGCAACCAAGCTCAGGCGCATAGGATTTGCGCGTCTGGGTGCGGAAGGCGTGAGTATTGGTTGTGCGCTGGGCGGATTGATGCTGAGCAAAACATTGCTCGATCAACCCTTGCAGCCACTCAAAAATTTTGTCGCTGATAGGGTGATTCTGCCATACATCAGTGCGTATGATAACGCGCTTGACCGACTTCCCAGTATTCAGACCCCGGCGGATAAAGAACAGCTGAAAGGTTTGAGCAAGCATGAGCGCGCCAAACGCTATGCCGATGGCATGGTGGATTTTAGCGTGGCGCTGGCTGCAGGATTCGCCGGACAAATCGGCGGACAAATCTTGTTTGACCGCGTATGCCATGTGCCGAAAATGACTAATAAAAGTCATGTGCGCGTGGCGTTTATTGATCGTAGTGTGCAGTTTGGCGGGGTGATGCTGCTCAACACCTTGTTGGCGCGGCCCTCGATTGAATTGCAGCATAAGCTGACCAACATGCTACATAAACAATTCGGTATGGATGAACAACATGCCGATGATCAGGCGAGCTATGTCGTGAACTGGCAGATTCCCAATATCGCAGGGATGGCAGCGGCAATTGCAGCGCATTACGCCGAATCCAAACCCATGATCTGGAAATAACGCAGGCCCTGATGCCTGCCAGATAATGTCGGCGTATATACGCCTTTCCACTCACACCCATTTTCATAAATCTAGCTTAGGAGATTGTGCCATGAGCCATTACCCCTCGCGTTGGCTGACGCGAACCAGTGATCCGTTGCTTGAGCCTGTGAGCGTGACGGATGCCAAGCTTTTTTTACGCATTGACGCCGAGGCTGAGGATGCGTTGATCGGCGATCTGATTAAAACAACGCGTATTCTGGCAGAAGAAGTCACGGCCAAAGCGCTGATCACGCAAAGCTGGAGCGTGCAATATGAGCAGGATATCCCACAGCATATTCCGCTACCTTATACGCCAATACAGGACGTGCTGAGCGTGAGCTGGTATGACGAGGATGAAACGCTGCTGGGGACGCTTGATGCCTCGGCGTATCATTTGAATGCACGCAAAGACACGCTGATTCTGGAATCGGCACCCACGGGGCCGCTGCTGCGCGTGAGTTATCGCTGCGGCTATGGCGATGCGGCAAACGATGTGCCGCACCCCATCCGCCATGCGATGCTGATTCATATTGCGGCGCTGTATGAGCAGCGCGATAGCCTGACGCCGCCTGCTGCCAGCCTGAGCCTTTATCATTGTTACCGAGAGGTGCGGTTATGAGCCTTGCCCCCACCATGCCACGCGCCGGTGATCCGCATGCATTGGCGCAACGTTTGCGCCATCGGATATTGCTGCAGGCACCGAACGAAACCAGTGATGGTGCCGGTGGCAGCAGCATAAGCTGGGATGATGTGGCTACGCTTTGGGCGGAGATTGTGCCCTTGCAGGCTGGCCGCTATGAGCGCGTATTTGCGGAACAGTTGGGTGAGCGTCTAACACACCGTATTACTTTGCGCTATCGCGCCGATATCAACAGCACGCACCGCATCCTATTCGGCGAGCGGCTGTTTAATATCCGCTGCGTGGTGAATGTAGGGGAAGCGGGCGTGATTCTTGAGATTCTTGCTGAAGAAGGAGTGGCGTTATGAGCGGTTTTGCATTGCTGGAATGCCAGAAAGCGATTTACAGCAGACTCACCGGCGATAGCACCCTCAATGCAATCATCAGCGGGGTGTATGACCGCGTGCCGGATAACACTGCCTATCCCTATGTGACCATTGGCAATGCGCAATGGCGTGACTGGTCCACGCAAAGTCGGCAGGGCAGCGAAATCCATCTGGATGTGCATGCCTACAGCCGCAAAGGTGGGCGCAAGGAAGCCCTTGATATTATGGCGCGTGTCTATGCCTTGCTGCATGACGGTTCATTGAGTGTTACCGGCCATCATCTGGTGATGATGCGGTGCGAATCGGCGCAGGTGAGGCAAATGGAAGACGGTCTAAGCTACGCCGGTGAAATGAATGTCCGATTGCTGCTGATTGCAGCGTAATGAGAGGAAATTATGAGCGCCATCCACGGAAAATTACTGCAAATCAGCGTTGGGGATAATGGTAGCCCGAGCGAGCATTTCACGCCGCTCGGCTCGATGCAGCTCACGGCACTCACCATTAACCGAACGCTCACGGATGCAAGTGATGTGGCGAGCGGGCCATGGCGTAAAGGCAGCAGCGCGACGGGCGTGAGTGCGATGCGGTTGAGCGGTAGCGGCCCGCTGCATCAGGACGCGGTGAATGACACCTTGCGCGCGCTGGCATTTAGTGGCGAAGCACGCCATTACCGGATGCGCGTAGGGCAGGATGCGATGGTGCAGGGAGCATTTATCATCACGCATTACAGCCGCAGCGGAGAAATGCATGATGCGCAGCAGTTGGAACTCACATTCGAAAGCGCCGGCGCGGTTAGTTATTCGGATTAACGTTCGTAAAAGGATATTGCGTGCCGTAATAGCTGCTCTCGCCATTGGCGCAATCGCTGCGTTGCGTCTGAAGGGTGTGGGCGCATATCAGTTTGCTATCTTTAAACTCATACATTACCTCGCCGCGCTTATCGGTGTGCTGAAAGCTGTAAAACTCGTAAGGGACGCCATCCCTTATATTGACGATGACACTGTCACTGCGATCATTGAATGCCAGCTCCAGCATGTGGGGGGCAGCGCCCCAAAAGGCTAACCCTGATTTTAAATCGCGCTTATTCGCATCGGCAATAAGCAACGCATCAATCCGTGCATTGCGCTGAACGGGGGGGGCAGTACCGCCGCTATATATCGGCACGGGCTCTGCAATCCCAAGCTGCTGCTTGAGATCGGTAAAGAGCTCGGGATTGGTGGCATTGGCGTAAATAATCGCCACGAATACCAACGATCCGAACAATATTATAGGTACGACTGTGCGCACACTGTCCTCACATTCTGACTCACTGTACACCATATCATGCGGAAGGTTACAAAATCCCTAAGAAAAGAGGCCCGAAAATTAAGGTAAAATTTACTCTTTTGGAATGGCTGCTTCGCGTTCAGCCTGTTGATAGCGAAGGATATATTGGGCAAACTGCTGCTCTAGCATGTCAACTTCCGGTTTGTCACATGGTGTATGGTAATAGATCATCTGATAGGAACCCTCCGCAGCGGACACGATGCTGGCATAAAGCATTTGCGGATCAAGCAGGCGGTGGCCCTCCTTTTTTTGCAGTCGCACGATGTCTTGCTGAAGTGCTTTCAACAAGGTGCTGATTTCATCGTTGGTTGCGCGCTCGCAGCGATGCAGGATATAGGCGCCCGCTAAAGCATTCTCATATTGCTCTTTGAGCAAATCGAGCGAGAGAGAGGCGCTGTCGGGCGTGTCATATAAATCGAGTATCGCTGAAGGCGAGGCGGGGGCGGGCTTCTCAGGCTGCTCGGCGGGTGTCGTAGGGGATATGGGCTGGCTGGCTATTACGGGCTGCGGGGCAGGCGCTGTGCTGCGCTGCGCCGATATCGCGCCGAGCCCGAAAAGAATCAGCATAAAAATACCCAGCTGCCAGTAAATCTGTGCGTGCTGCTGCTGTAAAAAAGAAAGCTGACGATTGGGGGTGATATCGCGCAGATGCGCCTGTACCCAGCGCTGATGCGACCAGATATAAACAAAAAAGAGCAATAACAGCACCGGAACCAATGCGATAAACCACAATGGAAAGGTTACAGATACATCCGGTAAGACAAAAGCCATGCGGCTATGTTAGCGCGATTTAATGATTACGGCAATCAATCACCATCTGCTCATAAGGTGCGCCGAATGCTTTCCATGGACGATCCCAGCTAAAGCAGCGATATTCCACTTCCAGCTCTTTCGAGCAACCGGAGGCGAATTGTTTGCTGAAGCTGGTATCTTTTACCTCGATTGTGCAGGTTTCCTGCCCATTACAAATGCGCGACACATCGAGCAATACATTGTTGGGATTCACCGGCTCGGCATTTTGGTTGCCATAGCGGCGAATGCGCGCATTGCAGTTAAGACCATAAGAGGCTTTATGGACCTGAATAAACCGATCAGGATTAGTGGGGGTACCCTCCACTACCACCTCTTTGGGCGGGGCAGTAACCAGAAACACGACCACAATCAGCGTGATAATGCAGCCAAGGGCAATGGCATGAAATTTCCAGTTAGTCATGGATGCGCGACTTTCTCATTATTGGTCTTAATCTCTACTGTGCAGGCTATGTAGTATAGTTTTGCATGCAGGTAAAGAGTGTGTATTGGAAATTATCCTACAACCATAAAGTAAAAGAAGCGTTAAGCAAAAGTAATGAAAGGCAATAGGCCTAGCGGGGGAGTACCAGATCGTCGTTACGTACGCGTGGGGGGAGATTAGCATGGGATGGTAATGGATTATCATGGGGGCTGTAAGAAGGGCTAATCGCAGAAGCACGAACGGTAAAGTGCTCTTCTGGCTGGGAACGGACAGTTTCGCGGGCATATTTGCGCATATTCGCTGCCGGTTGGCCACCCATGGCACCCCAAACGCTCGTATCATGATAGCTCATGGTGTAGGGTTCCTGCGATAATTGCGCGGAAGCATGGGCTTGTGAGCCGGTATACATAGTGGCTAGCGGGCGGATACTCGGATCGAGTAACTCGGCAAGCTGGCGCATGGTGGGCATGGCTGGCTTTTCACCTGGGTCCGAGGGTTTGTCCGCTGCGGCAATCGCCATCAGTCGATTTTTCACTGAATCAGGCAGTTGATCCAGATATTCTTTTTTGATTTCGCCGCTATGGCCCATATAAGAGGCGTTGCCTGGATTGAGCATCAGTTGCCAGATTTCATTGCAGATACGGACACGCTCGACGGACGTAACCTCATATAATAGGCGACCGGAGCTATCACCCATTTTTTCGGCAAATGTGAGCGCGGCTTCTTTAGCATCGTTTCCTAAGTCCTT